GCCGGGACCCGAGCGGGTAGCTCCTCCCAGAGTAACTAAGTTACTCCTCTACCCCTTATGTAAGGGGTGCCCAACGACGTTTCAGTGTGGCGACGCCGTATCGCGCGGTACGCTCCAAATGAAGCGGATCACTATCCTCAGGGACTAAAGACTCTATGTCCTTAGTTTGAAGGGTAAGCAAGCTCTTCATGAGCGCAGCATATCCACCCAGCTCATCAGTGCGATAAGCTGGCTTGGGGACCCAACCCTTTACTTCTAGGCGTTGGTACTTAGCATTCCACCGTGAGGCGAAATTGCCAAAACGTACGTTATGACTAATAGCCAAACGTTCCTTCAAGTAAGTGAATTTGCCAAGCAACGAAACCCCATCTCCCACATAAGGCAATTCGCCTAAATGTGCTTCAACTACTTTGTCTAAGTAGCGAGCCGTCTTCCAATAGCCCTTCTTATAGAAGGCGTTACGGGTTTCGACGAGTGAGATGAAGACATCGTGCTGCCGCCGGTTCTCAGGGTGTAAGCGTCTTACGTAGACAGGAGTTACCTCATGCCCACGAAACGCATCCACCCCACAAGATTCTCTGAAGTTTCCACTCCAGAAACTCTTGTTGAGATTTACCCTGCAATTGTTCTGTGCAAGGCCCTTGAGAACCGCTGTCGCATTCGTGCGTGGGACGATCAAATCGTCCCCATACACGTAAACCTCGCGAGAAACAGTATAAACGTTTCTCCGGGTCACAGGGAGACCTCTGTCTTCCAGTAAGGCGTCTACACATGTAGTGTAGAAGAACATCGCCTCAATTGGAAAGCAGAGGGCGCTACCCATGGATGCAAACTTCTTTAACGGGCCTACCAAAGCCTGATTCGGAAGTTTTGCATATCTCGAACGGCATGCATCGATGACCTCCCATAATTGGGAAGAATCATCGATAGCAGCAACTATCATTGTCTTAACGAGCGACAGAGGAACTCTGTCACTTGCGTCCGACAAATCCATTGTCGCGAACAAGCCATTCTCGGAAGACATAAGCGCCAACCGCTGATTGATTGATTGATCCGTGAAATTCACGTGACCACCACTCATCGCGGAGCGTTCAATACGGCTGTAAAGCCATTTTTGAACCGCTTGTTGAGCATATTGCATAGCAACAGGCTCAATGGCGATTATCCGTGGGCCTTTCTGAGTCTTGGGAACAGGAGTTACCTTTACAGGTAACTCCTCTCCCTCCGTGCAAAACGTAACTTTCTGGAACTCCTCCTCAAGAGCGGCGCTTATGGTATAAGCGCTTCCTAAGAAGGGGAAGTAAGGTTCCAAACGTTCGTGCCACCGTTCCCAGATGTACTTTCGGTTTCCCGATTTTCCATCTGCGGTAGTGCCCGGTCCATGTCTAGGGGTAAGTTCACTGGGATCAAACCCAGATAAACAAATATCCCATAGATGACGAGATACAGTAGCAAATCTTGCCACTTTTTCATCGTCAATGGTAAACTCGGAAAGGTCGCGCTCTGTCGAGACGAACCCTTCCATTGCCTTCTGCGTCCTCTCGGGCGCACAAGGGATCTCCAACTTGACGAAGGCCCGGCAAATCTGCCGGATAGCTTCGACAACCGTTGGTTGATCATCACAATGAATGGGGGTAACATCGTTTCGTAATCTCCCAGTCCTCTTGTCAAAGAGTTGACTGAACATACCTTGCAATAGTGCAGGGATTGTTCCAGTCTTCCGGAAACTCCGGAATGCTGTTGAGTCAATTTTACCTGAAGCCAAAGACCTGTCAAGGTCCTTTGACATTTCAGGTAGGGTTATCGTTAAAAACGATAAACCTTCCTCTTTGACCCGGGCCTCGAAAGTTTTGAGGTCCCGGAAATCGAAGACATCAGCGACACACTTGTTGCAAGCATCTTCATAGATGACCTGCAACAGCTCAAGTTGGTTTCTTACGTGGCTTTTCATAGTTCCTCTTCAGTAGAGGTAGCTATCCAGCTACGTACTTCTGCCTGTCCGGGACTTTTTGCTCCCGGTACAACCACCACAGCGCCTATTGAACTTCCCAGACTTACATCCTTTACGGATAAAGTCTAGAAGTTTCCTGGCAGCCTTCTCATCGTTGGCTGCAATGATACGGTTCACCAACTTCTTTTCCTCTTGGGTAAGAGGTTTTGGTGGATCCCGTTCATTTACCACAAAGACCCCACGTCCAATTCTTTGGACATGTGGAATACGTCTTGTTGGCATAGGATTCTCCTCTAAGCGGTGTTACTTGCTTAATGTTCCAAGCCGAACAGCTTGGTCATATTCGCAAGCGTCAGGAGGGCCATAAGGCCGTCGGACTCTTGATCCAAGAAAGTCGCCGTCCATCCATAAGGAGGACGATCGAACGAATATTGGTGAGTAACCGACTCAGTCACGTTCAAACCCGTTAAGGGATGAACAACCGTACGAAAAACTGTCAATTTAACGACAGTCTTAATACGGCCGCTTTTCAAGCGGTTATGACTGATCAACAGGTTGTAGAGACCGTCAACACTATTGTACTCCGACGTAAGTCCATCGTCTCGAATTTTAGCGAGACTAAGGGCAACACCATTAATAGTGATAGTTGTGGGATCGGCAAAAGACATAGCTAAACCTCCTCAAGCAGGGAGTTAAGCTCTAACCAGGGAAATAGGGTTCCAATCCTATACCTTGTCATGGGTCAGAGCCGATAGACGATCGTACTCGCTGTTTCACCGGACTTTTACTCTGTCACCCGACTGAGTTAAACCCAGAGCAGCTAAGATCGCCATTCTGTACGGAGAATTAATACCTCCGCCAGTCAGACCGAAACCGAAAGGTTGCGCCTCCACACGGGCTTTCGTATCTAAACGAGTAGACCATGTGCATCGGACACCATCTGGACCTGCTCCATGCAGGTAGATAGTGCTGTCATTAACATAGTTCGTATGTTGATGACGCATGATGTAGGCGTAACGTGCTGTCAGATGGTCGGCATTCTGGGCAGTGATATTATCAATCACGTCACCCATATTTCCGAACCAATCTGTTAGCCACGACCAAGGCGTCAGATTCCAAATAACCGATGGAGACATCTTCACTCCTAAGAGATGAAGTGTATTCATAACGCGGGCATAGTTCCGCGTGTCTGGATTATCTGGAGGCTGTGGGATATAGTACTTGAAAGAGCCTACGAACCAAGTCTCAGTTAGAGTCTCAGTCCAAAAGGTTGTTTTCCCGTACAATCCGTTCCGTTTGTCATACATCCAATCATGCAGCGCGGCAGGTTCAACCGCCGCACTAGACCCTGCATGTTGGACAACTTGTTTGACATCGGATAGCTCTTCAACGCGTCTCCTCCGTTTGACCCATTTCTTATTGTCTCGCAGCAACTGCTGGAGATGTAAGTCAAGGTTTTGTAGTGTACTGTGCATTTTTAGCACATCACTAACAAACGGAGCCCAACCAAAGGCATGGTTCAGGAAGTGGTTAGCCACCTCTTTAGGAGCACCCTTTATCGATGGATATTTCTTTCCACCGATGGTACTCCAAAGATCATGGAAACCCTTCGCTGTCGTCCGCAACATCTCTGGCATTTCTCGGAGTTCTCCAAGAAATGTCGGAAGATCAGCGGTCGAGGTCTTTGGCCTGGCGCTATTCCAGGCTTTCGCGCCTAGTGCCTCTAACCCATCCGCCAAGGATTCTGGAACTGCAATGGAACTTACGTACCCATTATACAGATTCAGGCTTGACGGACAATTCGGTCCGAACGTCGTAGGAATGAATCCTCCGACATATTTCGCACCATAGGGTTTGATCTTATCGTTCACGTACATACCTACACCTTTAGGAATGAACCTATCGGCGCGGTCATACATGATTTTAAGGAACGGGCCTCCGGAAGTATAATACTTCCCGTGACCAAGCTTCGCGAGTACACTGTAAGGCAGCCTGTAACCAGAAGCTTCTCTAAGCTTCTTGTATAACAGAGCTTCCTCAGCAGAAATGTAGTGTCTTCTTTGACATCTACGTTTTATGTAGTATTTAACTACACGCTCGCGAGTATGAAGTTCATCCCAGCATTTCTCGAGCAAGCTCCAGTTTGCTGAAATAGAACTACTAGAAGCGGTGTGAGTCTTTACACTGCTACTAGTCTCACTCTCCTTATAATATAAGGTTTGTTTCCCAAGATGAATCTTGAGAGGCCGAGTGAGTCTTCGTTCCCGACGACGAGATCCTAATGGAATTGGCACTTGACAAATTGGTCCTTTCTTTTCAGTGAGCACCCATCGCTGAGTGTCTCGTAGCCCTCTCG